CGCGGTCAGCATGGAAGGTCAGCCCTGAGCAGCGCGAGCGGCAGGCGTGGCGCGCGCTGGCGTGGTACCTGAAGGCCATGCTGGACGCCGCTACGTTCGGCCTGCTGAAGTTCGAGGACGTGTTCCTGAGCTTCTTCGAGACCGACAACGGCGCCACGATCGGCGAGCGCATCATCCCGCAGCTCGAGCAGGGCCGGCTGGCGCTTCCGGCGGTGTCGTCATGATCACCGTCCTCGCCTACCTCGCCATCATGGTCGGCTGCGTCTTTGCCGGAGTCGTCCTCATGGGGTTCATCGCACAGGCCGGCCGCAACGAGCTCGAAGCCCGCTACTTGGCCATGTTGCACCGCGCCTGGTGGTCGACCGACTGCCAGGTAGCGCTCGGCATGGAGTTCGAGGAGTGGGTCGCGCATCTGGAGCGGGCGGTCGACGCGGAGAGGCGGGCGTCGTGATCCTACTGGAGCACGGCACGCAAGGTGGCCGGGCGGCGCTGGAACGCCCCCGGCCGTGGCAAGTCCCCCGGTCCGGTATGAACGCGAGGTGGTTGCATGAGTGAGTCTAGCGCGGGCCCGACGACAAGCCCAGCAGGCACAAACCTTGAGCGGCTCTCGCAGGCAGCACGAATGCTTGCCAGCATCGACCACGCTGACGAGGCGCTCAAGTTAGCCGATCTCGCCGAGGCAGCGCGCATCTATGCACTCAAGGCAAAGCTCGGCACTGAGTCCGTCAACTACGCCACCTCAATCAAGGCTCGTGCCCTCAGGCGCATGGCCGAACTTGTCGACGCCGGCCAGAAGGCGGGGGAGATAGCGACGGCGGGTGGCGACCGTCAGACCATTGTCGCGCCACAGGACAATGCTCCCGCCACGCTCACCGACCTCGGCATCTCGCGCCAGCGGCTGCACGAGGCGAGGAAGCTGGAGCCGCTCGCGATCCTCAATGAGGCGCTGTACCACGACCGCACCGTGCAGGACTGGCACCGCGCCGCCTTCGGCCCCGACTGCTGGGCGATTGACCTTGACCTCATGGGGGCCTGCAAGCGATGCCGGGAGCCGCTGTACCTCATAGAGGCCAGCACGAACCCTGACAAGCCGACGTCGATACTTTGGCAGCTCGCTGTTCGCGCGGACCTTCCGGCCCTGCTCATCCTGCACAAAAACGGCGAGATCACCGGCGCCAAGATCGTTCACGCGCCGCGCGCGCCACTGAACCATGCGTATCTCAAGGGAGAGCCCGAGGTCAGGCGCTGTCTTGAGCGGATTCGGAGCCGGCATATTCCCGACTGTCTGGCGCCGGCGCCTATGGCTTCATGAGCACCAACGGCAACACCCCACCCCTCGGCATCGAGCTCGCCGACGCCGCCTTGGGAGCGGCCTTCTGCAACGCCCAGGCGGCCGAGCTGGTCGCCGCTTCCCTGACACTCGACGACCTGCCCCACGAGCGCCAGCGGCGCGCTCTGAGCGCCATACAGACGCTGACCGCTTCCCGCAGTCCGATCGATCCCGTCATCGTCGCCACGATGCTGGGCGCCAGTGGTGACGACAGGGCTTACCTTCTATCTTTACCTGAGCTTTGCCCTTTGGCCACCAACGTGCGCAGCTACATCGAACAGCTCAAGCAGCTGCGCTGGCGGGCGGACCTGCATCGCCGCTCCTTGGAGCTCACGCAGATCACCAGCAGCGAAGAGTTCAGCCTCGGCGCTCTGGAGACCTGGAAAACGACCGCGGCCCCCGTGCTCGACGGCTGCCCGTCAGATGAGGCGTCGAAGCCCGTCGTCTACACTGCCGAGCAGTTCGCCCAGGTCACCGCCTCCAAGCCTGACTACCTCGTTTACCCCTACATCGTCCGCGGTGCGATCACCGAGCTGACCGCCATGGTCAAGGCCGGCAAGACGTCGCTGGCACTGGCCATGTGCCAGGCGATCGTGACCGGCGACGAGTTCCTCGGCCACGCCGTCGAGCAGGCGCCCATCCTCTACCTCACAGAGGAAGGCGTCGTGAGCTTCAGGCAGTCCATGAAGCGCGTCGGGCTGCTGCGCAGTGGCACCGACATGTTCCGCGTCTTCCTGCGTCAGGAGGCCTTGCGCCGGCGGCTCGACTGGCCGCGCGTCGGGGCCTTCGTGCGCGAGCAGGTGGCCGAGTACGGCACCGGAGCGGTCTTCGTCGACACCCTGTCCATCTGGAGTGATCAGGGCCCTGAAAGCGAAAAGGACGCTGGCGCCGCGATGCAGGCCATGGCCGTGCTGCGCTCGATCGCCGACATGGGCTGTGCCGTGGTCGACATCCGCCACGAACGCAAGGGCGGCGGCTCGATCGGCGAGAGCGCTCGTGGATCGTCCGCGTACTCCGGCGAAGCCGACATCCTGCTCACCCTCAAGCGCGCCGGCGGCGACCGCGCGCTGAACGCCTCCAAGCGCGTGCTCGAATGCGTGAGCCGACTGGCTGATTCACCCGAGCCCGAGAACATCGAACGGATCCGCGAGGGCGCCGGTGACGACGAGCACGTCTGGTATGAGAACCACGGCACTGTGGGCTTCGTCTTCAGCGAGGAGAAGCGCAAGAAGAGCGAGTCGGTGCGCGACTGGCTGCTCGGCAACCTGCCGGCGGATCTTGCTCAAGCGGTCGAGATGAACTGGTCCGCCAGAGGCCTCCACGACAACGCCAGCAAGGCCGGCTACGGGCGTGACGTGGTCACTCATGCCGCCGACAGTCTGGTACACGAGGGGCTCGTGAAGCGCGAGTCGGCGGTCAGCCAATCGGGTCGCTCGAGTGTCTTTCACTACCTCTCAAGCGGCTCTACTGAGGGATTCGACGAGCCGCAGTCAGGCCTCTCTTATGGTGACGAAGAGGGCGACCAACCATGGTGAAATGTGGCCTTTTCCCTGCTCACAGCATCATGCGTGTTGTTTCCGATTCGGCAACACACAAAAAGAGGCCATCTGCGCCACCGAAAAGTGGTCCATGCGTGTTGTTTTGCGTGTTGGTTTCACGCCTATGTGTGTTGCGTGTTGGTCATGCGTGTTGGCAAACACACAACAATATTCCTGCTCACAGCATCATGCGTGTTGGTTTGCGTGTTGGTTTGTGGCTTCGTCCACCATGTGTGTTGGTTTGCCGATTCGGCAACACACACTACTTCCGGACATGGCGGCATGCGTGCGTGTTGGGGGTCCCCCTTACGGGGGGTCCCCCCAGCAACACACACACATGCTCTGCGGGAAAACACACAGCCTGGACAGCCTGTCAAAGGAGAGAAAATGCTCTGGCCCAATTGTGGAGACTGCAAGTTCGGTGACAGCGGCGGTGAGTGCTCCTACACGAAGGAGGCTCAATTCCCCTGGCGTGAGACGGCCGCGATGCGTGCTGCCGGCGTGGCCCGCTACGGCTGCTGTGGCTACTGGCATGGACACGGCGACGAGACGCGCAGAGCGCGATGCAAGGCAGTCAACCGATCGCTCGACGAGACACGGCCGATCAATGGTTGACCGCAATTCGTTTCGAATCCCGACCTCGCGGCGGGGGTGCCGCGATCTGTCCGGGCGACTCACAAAGGGCGGCGCCACTGGCGTCGCGAGGAGGGACCGATGACTGACAAGCACACCATCGACCAGGATGCGACGACCGTCGCACAGCGCCTGCCCATGCACCTGCCAGGCGACCCGCAGGAGAGCTGCCCGCTGTGTGCCTTCCTGCGCATCCTCGCCAAAAATGCGAAGCATCCGATGGACTGGGCTGGGCGACTACTGTGACCACGCTTGGCATTGAGAGGGACGTCATTCAAGAGTGTCGTCTTGTAGCCAAGGCAGCCGGCGTCGTCCTAGAAGAAATCGGGCAGCGAAAAGCCAAAGGCAGCGGCACGACGATTGGCATCGAGGACTTGATTCTGACCTGCGCCGGCTGGTACGTCCCCATTGAAGGCAAGTTCAAGGCCGACGTCTCAGAGGCGCAGTACCTGCTGGCGAAGTGGAAATTGGAGCAGGGCGTCGACACGGCGCGCATCACGAGCGGGCAGGATCTGGCCGACGTGATCGGCTTCTGCATGAAGCATCCGCGGCCGCGGCTCATCCTGCCGCACTCGCTGGTCGACTACGTCGAGGGGAAGAGGCGGTGAGCCGCGGTGAGCGATCTTGAGAGTGGCCTTATGAACTTTGAAGACCTCCCAGTCCTTCTCGAGGGCGAACGTCTCACCCGCGCCGTCGCCGGCGTGCTGCTCATTCACAGCGCTCTGCATCCTGGCGAGGCGGTCTACGTGCAGGGCGAGCTCGAGGAGCACGGCATCGTCACTACGACCCACGACGTGGCGCAAGCGATCGACTCCTGCCGGCGGCGCGGTGTGGTCATCGACGCGGTGCCGCGGCGCACGGGGTACTGGGTCGGAGACTGGCTGCGGCCGGCGCTTTCCTGGACGCCACGACAGCGTCGGCGGGACGAGGATGGTGACCTGTTGCCGACGGGTGAGAGGGAAGACGACTAGCCTGTTGCCTTGTGGTATGCTGTGGCAACAGAGTGCCGGCGCGGTGTGCGAACACCCGCCGGCGCGGCACAGGGATGGAGGTCCCAATGCGTGACGAGTCTACCACCGTTGCTCCCGAACGAACCTGCACGATCTGCGGTCGCACTTACCCGGCGACTCGTGCTTACTTCAACCGCCGCAAGGATGGCCGAGACGGCCTACACACGTGGTGTCGCATCTGTGCTGCCGAGCGGCGTTGTCAGCGTGCTTGCGGAGAGTCCGGCACAAGGTCTATCGTCGTCGGAGTCGCGAGGGAAGTCGCGGACGGGCCGCTTTCGGCCGACGACCTGCTCTTGACAAGGCGCTTTCGCAACAAGGCAGCGAAGTCGCGCTTGCGCTACGGGGGAACGCTTACGGCGAGTGATATCCGGCTGAAGTACCGGGTACAGGAGGGCTGCTGTTTCTGGTGTGGGAAGTTCCTAGGGATCGACTTTGAGGTCGACCATGCTACGCCGATCTCACGGGGCGGGCCGAACATCGCTGCCAACATCGTAATCGCCTGCCGGCGGTGCAACAGTCGCAAGTGTGCCAAGATGCCCCACGAGTTTCGTGCTGAGATGGTGTGCGCAAGTTGCCCATCGTTGCGGCTCTGCTGAGCGTCACCGACAATCTGTTGTCGGTTCTGCTTACGCCTGCCTGACGGTTGTCAGTCAGGGACCTGAGGCCGAAGTGCGTACGATACGCCCATGGCAGCGTGCGTGGTAGAATGCGAGTGTGATGACCGCCGAACAGCGCGAGCGTCTTCTGGGCCAGATCCTGCTTGGCCTGAGCACGGAGACGGCAGCAGACAACCTCGGTCTGACGATCGCCCAGATCGCCGAGACGGAGGACGCAGACCCAGCCTTTCGCAGCGGTCTCTTCGCCGCCCGTCAGATGCGCGACTCGCTCGAGCACGTGATGGAGGACATCCAGCCCCTGTAGCGCGCCGGTCGCTGCGCACGACCGCAGCAACTCGTACTCCTGTCTGCCTGTGGCCCGGCTGCGGTTGCAATCTCTCTCACGACCACGGCGCACCGATCTGCGGCTATCACGTCAAGCCGGCCTACAAGGTCTGCCACGACAAGCATGCCGCCCAGCTCGTGCTGCACCTGCTCACTGCCGCTTACCCTGCCGCCATCGACCTCTGCGCCGTGCTGCACTGCACCTCCGATGAGGTCAAGCCGATCGTTCGCCTGCTGCGTCGCTGGCTGCCCGAGGGCTGCACGGTGGCGGGCACACCACGAGGCTACGTCTACGAGATCCCGACTGGTCCTGAGATCGGTCGTCGGCGCTCTAGGGTGGCGACATGAATGTCCCAACTGAGTCACCCAAGCACAGACACGCCGATAGAGTGCCCGCCGCTGTCGTCGCCGCCCGTACTGAGGACATCCTGCCGCTCGTCATAGACGGGGCGTCTCGTCGCGAGATCTTCGCCTGGGTAAGGGAGAACACCGTCTGGGGTCCCACCGTGTGCAATCGCACCCTTGAGAACTACATGGCCAGAGCTTGGCGTCTGATCAGGACGCGGTCCGAGAACAGTGCGCAGCACTACACCGAAGAAGCAATCGCCCGTCTGAAGCGTAACTACTGGCGGGCAAGTGAGAGGGGCGACCTCTCCGAGTGTCGGCAGACAGAAGAGTCACTGATCAAGCTGCTCGGGCTGGCCAAGCCGGAGCGCTGGCACATCACCCTGGACGACATGGCGGCTCAACTGAAGCGGATACTCGCTGAAGAGTGACTCCGGTGGTATGATGTCCTCAGTAGAGAGTGCCCGGGCGACGTGCAAACGCCCCCGGGCGTGGCAACGGAAAGGTGAGCTTCCCGATGCAGTCCCAGGATACACCCCTCAAGATCTGCACGAAGTGTGGCGCGGAGAATCCCGCCACGCGGAAGTTCTTCCGATCTCATGTCGGTCACTCTGATGGCCTCACCTCGGCGTGCATTGAGTGCGAGCGCAAGCGGGACACGTCTCGGGTGCGTGACCCGGAAGAGGCTCGGGCACGGTCGGCCCGGTACAACGAGCGACACCGCGAGTTGGTGAACGCACGCGAACTCCGACGCTATTACAGTCGCCCGGCACGCCGCGCCTACCTGTTGGAGTGGTCGCGTGCTCATCCAGATGTGGGGGCGGCGAAGAGCAGGAATCGGAAGGCGCGCAAGAATGCGGCAGATGGGTCACACTCTGCCGTCGACGTTCGCGTTCAATACGTCCGCCAGAAGGGACGTTGCTACTGGTGTCACAAGAAGGTCGGGCACTCCTACCACGTCGACCACGTCATGCCGATCGTCAAGGGCGGCTCCAACGGGCCGGAGAACATCGTGATCGCGTGTCCGTTCTGCAACGAGAGCAAGGGTGCTAAGCACCCGATGGAGTGGGCGGGGGTGCTCTGCTGACGTGCTCAGTTCTGCCGACAGGAAGCGCGCCGAAGCCATGCTCGCCGCTGTCGAGCAGGCCAAAGAGGCGCAGCAAGTCCCCGCCGTGGCGCTCGTCGACTTCGTCGAGAAGTGCCTGATCGTCGAGAAAGAGACTGGCGCTCTCATCGCATTCTCACTGTGGCCCCTACAGCGCGAGGCGCTTGCCGTCATCGAACGCGAGGACAAGCTCATCGTGCCGAAGGGGCGTCAGGTCGGCGTGACGCACCTGGAGCTGGCGGCGATGCTCTGGGCCGGCACGCAGCAGGGGCATCGTCTCTTCCCTATCGCTCGTCAGTCGCAGGAGTACGCCCAGGACGCCATCACGCGCCTCGTCTTGCTGGCCGGATACGACCCCAGCAGCAACCCGCCCAACATGCGCGTGCTGACCGAGTCGCCTATGCCGGCGGCCTGGCGTCCCGAGATCATCGCCAAGACGGCCATGAGCCTGACGCTCGCCAATGGCTCGCATTACCGCGCGCTCACGGCGACGCAACAGATCGGCCGTGGTCTCGCTGCCTACTGGGGCTTAGCCGATGAGGCCTCTTTCTGGCCTTGGTTGCCCCAGCAGATAGCCGCCCTCGAATCCGGCTGCGCGCGGCTGCATATTGTCAGTACTGGCAACGGTGAAGGCGGGTACTTCTACGACCTCTACCAGAAGGCGGTCGCCGGGCAGGGCGAGTACGTGCCGTTGTTCATCCCCTCGACTGCCGACCCCCGGCGTGATCGCTCGTGGTACGTCCGCAACGTCGAACAAGCCGCCGACCCCGAGGGCGCTGCCCGGGAGCACGCTCGTCGTGTGGAAGACGCCTTCCGCTCACCCGAAGGAGCCTATTTTAAGAAATTCTCACGAGAGAGCAACGTGCGTGAGTTCGACGTCGTGAGAGGTTGGAGGACGGACACCGCGATCGACTGGGGCCTGAATCACCCGGCGGCACTGTTCCTCCAGGTCTCGCCCACCGGGCAACCCTTCGTCTTCGACGAGTACATGCCGACCGACGAGCCCAAGACCACCGAGTTCGGTCACGCAGTCCGCGCCAAACTGGTCGCCTACAACGTCAACGACAATCCCCACGGTCCCTACGCCGACCCGGCAGGGGCCAACCGCAACTCGCAGACGAAGCGCAGCGAGTTCCAGGTCTTCCGCGAACTCAGTTTCTCCCCAGTGGGCATCACCAGCAAGGTCAACGACGGTTGCGTGTACATGCGCGAGTCGATCGGCGCTGAACCTGGTGTGCCGATCGACGAGACGAGCGAGCGCCTGATCGTTCACCCGCGCTGCCTCGGGCTGATCGCCGCCCTGACGAACGTCAAGCCGCACCGCAACGATCCCGACGTCTACGATACCGACCACGAAATCTACTCGCACCCCCTGGACGCTTTGCGCTATTGGCACGTGAATCGCTACCAGAGGCGCAAGAAGGCGGGGACTGGGTCAGTCGGCGGCGTGCCGCAGGGAAGAGACCGCAGCGGCTTCTAGACAAATGGTCCCCAAGTGCGCACTTTGAGCCTGCAGACTGGCCATTGTGAGCATCCTCAGTCGCCTTGGACTAGCAGAGACGCCGCGCCGTCCCGACACGGTCGAGCACGGCGACAACGCCGTCTCCTACCTGACTGGTGTTCCCGGCGATTCTCGCCGCCTGCGTGACCCTGAGTACCGCTACGAACTGCGCGGTCGCCAGGGAGGCCGCACCTACCAGCGCATGCGCTGGAGCGACCCCCACATCGCCGGCCTGCGCATGGCACAGAACCTCGGCCTGCTGCGTGCCTCGGCTGCGATTGAGCCGGCGGTCAAGGTAGAGACCGAACCCGGCTACGCCGACGCCAAGGCCAAGGCCGAGCTCGTCGAGCGCCTCCTGCTCAACGACTTCCCCTGGCGCTCGTTCCTCTCAGACTCCTGCCTCTGCATGGACTACGGCTTCGCTCCCTTCGAGATCGTCTGGCGCATTCAGGACGGCGAGGCGCGCTTCCGTCTGGCCCTGCGCCCGGCCGACTCGATCATGGCACAGGATGTCTTCGTCAAGGACGGCGCGATCGACCACGTCATCCAGCGCCCCGAGACCGGCGGCGAGTTCCCCATCCCGGGCGAGAACCTGCTGTGGTTCGCCCACGACAAGGAGGGCGACTCCTTCGCT